CTAAATAAATTCTTTTTTATAAAGCATTACATCAGTATAAGTAGAATTGTAATTCATTCTAGCATTGAATTCTTCCTTTTTCGCATTATTAAACGGATTACCAATATTGGGATGATTACCCATCCAGCAGCACAACTCTAATATAGATGATTTGTTGCTTGTAAAATAAATGAATGACTTATCCACTAGTATGGATAATACATCTAAGTAATCTGAAAGCCTCCAATTCATGCGATAAGTTCCGACTTCAGTAGAAAGATAAGGAGGATCAACTAAAAATACGACATTGGGCAAATTCTTGTATTTCTTGACCAATTCTTTATAATCACAAGAAACTATTTCAAGCCCATTCAAATAATCAGTACATAACGGATAATCTTGCTTCCTTATGTTATTATAAAAGCTTTCCCTTTGCAAATCCTTTAGATTCATACAATATTTCATAGAAAATAGTAATGAAGAAGATATGGTAATATAATCAACAAAACCAGTCGTTTCTTCTTGACGAAGTCGTTCTAATATCAACCCTCGTATCGGTTCTGGAATCAATTTTTGTCGTGGACAATCAATCGTAAGCTTACGCAAATCAGAAAGTAATGCATTCGTCCGATTGATATTATTTAATCGCATTCTGTAATTATCATAGTCGTTATATATTACTGTTGCATTCGGTTTTTCTCTTTTAGTAATATGTGACAGAAGCCCAGAACCTCCAAATAAGTCAACGAAAACAGAGTTATCTGGATATTCTTTCAATGCTTCTTTAAATTTCTGTGCAAACATTCTTTTTTGTCCTACAAATGGTAATGGTGCTGATAAATATTCCGTATTCATTTTCTTTGTGTTTGATTATGATACAAAATTCTTGAATGATCACGTCAAACACAAAAAATAAGCTATAATCAAACTGAACAAGGCGCACAGTTTTTTTTCATTCTATTGATTATCTTATATATTTCTCTTTCTGATATTCTATATTTTGAGGATAAAACAGATACAATGTATACTACTTTATACCCCGTGTTGTACATATTTTCATAGTCAATGTATAAATCTACATATTTATAATCACTAACCTTTAGACCTAATTCAAAAAGCCGTTTTAATAAGTCTTTGTTAAAGTATAATATCTCAAATGCAGTCATAATAGATTATTTAATTATCTTTGTAACGCCAATCACATATTTAATGCATAAAATGCGCAGCCTCACAGTGGAGGATATTTCCCCCGGCTGTGTGAGGTTGCGCATTTGCGTAGAGTATGTGATTGGCGTCTATACTTTAACTAAACAAGCCGGGGGCTTTCTTTTCCCGGATTTATATCACAAAAATATAGTAATCCATGCGATTGACAAAGCTTAATAAGTAGAATATGGGTAGAGTCTAAGAAATCTACCAGAACTCTACCGAGCGGCGAAATTGGGCTGAAAATCGAGTCGTTTTTTTCTACTCTTTACGGCCTTCAAATCGCGTAAAATTGTTGATGAAAGAACCTCCGAGTAGATTTCCGTCGTCTTCACAGAAGTATGCCCTAAAAGCTTTTGCACGGTCGTTATTGGAACCCCTTGATGAATGAGTAATGTAGCACATGTATGACGGGCCGTGTGGTAGGTTATGTGCTTCTTTATGCGTGCCATTTCTGCTATCTGTGCGAGATATTTGTTCACATCTGAATTGCATCCAAGGATGGCAAATTCTTCTATGTTGTAACAGTCTAAAATTGTGAGTGCTTTCCCCTCGAAAAGCAGATGTAACGGAAGCCGGAGTTCGATTCCAGTCTTAATTGATTTGAAGTGCAGCCAACGGTTTCCATTTATCTTGATAAAGTTTGCAGGTGTAAGCTGGCAGAAATCCGAGAACCGCAACCCTACATAGCAACAGAACAGGAATGCATCCAGTACATGACGCATCTTCTTGTCGCTTACCTCCAGGTTCTCCAGCTTCTTTAATTCGTCTGGAGTCAAGAACTCGTGCCTACCTTTCTCCTGCTTAATCTTAAATTTGCGGAATGGATAAGCGTCTGCATGGATATAACCTTGATTTATCGCTTCATTGACTAGCGTCCGAAGCTGGCGAAGGTGTTTTGCCACGGTATTCACTCCGTTTCCCTTTTCCCGAAGATATGTTTCAAAATCCTTTAAGAATGTGTATGTTATGTCCTTGAAATCTAATCCAGGGCGGAATTCCTGAAGAACATTGATAGTCGTGATTAGGTTGTCTTTTGTACTTTGGCGTCTATCTGAGTGCTTAACATATTCTTTAGCGAATATAGGGAAGGTAACATTAACGGGGGTATTTTTCTTTATCGCATCACGAAGTAAAGCTAAAGTCGGTTGTATTCCACGTTTCCATAACGATAGTTCTATACCTTGAAGATACAGTATAAACTCAAACAACATGGAGTTAAGGTCATTGGCTTGCGGATGGTTACATACTTGTGCTATCTGCTTATCCCAGTGCTCCGGACGAAGATAAACGTTCGTCTTAAAATATACTTTACGTTGATTCAAAGATGCTTCTACCTGCACAAGGGCTGTTCCTTGCTTATTTAAGTGATTCTTTCTATTGTAAACAAGGCGGTATCGAATTTTTTCCATTTTTCCGCCGAAAATAACTATTTATTTGGAATTCATAAAATAATAGCACTGGCGGGACTAACTGTTAGAAAGATGGAGTTAGGCTGGCTGACAGGATATACAAAATTAACGGATTATGCAGACTTTGGTACAATGCTTATATATATTACTGGTGATAATAGGCAATCATTAATAATGCTTTGCGATATTCAAAGAGTGATAATGTTACATGATGAACATAGAGATGATGAATTAGCTGTATACAGGAAAGAGGATGGAGGATATTATCTATATACAGCTAGTTATAACTTATATGCATATATTATTAGCTCTTCGTTTACTCTATCTATTGTTAAAGGACAAGATGGCAACGGGCTTATTAAAATCAATAGGGCCTAATATTATAATCGAGTCCATTTAAACTATGATTAAAATTCTCTCCACTCTCCCCATGAATTACCACCATTAGAAGACATACGGGTAAACCGTTTATTGTCATATATGGACATTGCTATTTGCGTGTGATATTCACCTTGACTGAAATATAATAAATTCCCATAAGTGAATAAATCGAAGTTAATAGTTCCTAGAGATATATTAATCAT